ACTGTACACCGCACACAGGACTACGACATCACATAATGCATGGGAGAAAGTCATAGAGCGGCTTACAAAGGCGGGCTATGTTGAAAAAGAGGACTTCAAGACCACCAAACAGTTCGGTCTGGAGCGTATCGAATGGCTGAAAGACGAAAACGGTGTAATAAATTTCCGTACCCGTTCAAGTAAAGGCGGTCTCGGCGAGGGATACGATCTCCTTGTGATCGACGAGGCACAGGAATACACCGCAGATCAGGAGTCAGCATTGAAATACGTAGTCACCGACAGTAAAAATCCGCAGACGATCATGTGCGGAACTCCACCGACCGCTGTTTCTTCGGGAACGGTTTTTTATCAGTACCGCCGTGATACTCTCAGCGGGTCTAATGTGGATTCGGGTTGGGCGGAATGGAGCGTTCCTGAAATAACAGACGCACACAATGTTGATCTGTGGTATGAAACAAACCCGTCGCTAGGCACGATCCTGACCGAAAGAACTATCCGTTCCGAGCTGGGAAAGGATCAGACTGATGATAACATACAACGTCTGGGTGTGTGGCTGCGGTACAATCAGAAGTCCGCAATAAGCAAAGAGGAATGGCAGCATTGCAAGGTTGAAAAACGTCCCGAAATATCCGACAGACCTATTCTGTATTACGGCGTCAAATATGCGAGGTATACCTCAAATGTTTCCCTTGCAGCGGCGGTCAGAACAGGCGATAAGATATTTGTCGAGTGCATAGACTGCCGTCCCGTAAGAGAGGGCAACGACTGGATAATCGCGTATCTGCGAAATCCTCACGCAAGGCAGGTCGTGATAGACGGAGCGAACGGTCAGTCGATACTCGAGGCGGATATGAAAAACGCAGGCGTTAAATGCAAAGCTGTACTGCCTAAGGTCAGCGAGGTCATAGAAGCCGCCGCACAGTTTGAACAAAACCTATTTGCGGACAAGATATGCCACAGCGGACAGCCGTCGCTTGAACAAGCCGTATCGAACTGCGAACACAGAGCAATAGGTACAGGCGGCGGTTTCGGATATAATTCCATTATGGAGGGCGCTGACATATCGCTTCTCGAATCGGCTGTGCTGGCTCATTGGGCTTGTGCTAACGCAAAGGAAAAGAAAAAACAGAAGATCAGCTACTAAGCAGAAAGGAAGAAGATTATGTCAGAATTTAAACCTATCGAAACGCAGGAGGCTCTTGACGAGATTGTCAATGCGAGGATAGAAGAGAACACAAGGGCTGTTACCGAATCTGTGACAGCTACTGTATCAAAGAAGTATGAAGGCTACATCTCACCCGAAGATCTTGCCGAGAAAACAGGCGAGCTTGAAAGCACGATATCAGACCTGACCGCAAAGAACAAGGCTTATGAGAATAATGCTATTAAGCTCAAAGCGGCTCACGAGTTCGGTATCCCATTTGAGCTTTCAGGCAGGATAAACGGTGATGACGAAAAGGCTATCCGTGAGGACGCTGAAAAGCTTTCAAAGTTTTTAACTCCGAAACCAACAGCTCCGAATTTTGATCCGGAAAAACCGCCAGCAAAGAACAGCACAGACGCTGCGCTGAGAAAAACTATTGAAAAACTGAAAGGAGAATAATTATGGCAGAAAAAAACACAGTACAGAGAGGAACACTTCTTGAACCCGAGACCGTTACCGAGATATTCTCGAAGGTAAAGGGACATTCAACACTCGCAAAACTTTGCGGTCAGACGCCCGTTTCATTTAACGGCAACGACTTTTTCACGTTTTCTATGGACGATGAAGCAACCGTTGTAGGCGAATCGGAAAAGAAAGCTGCGGGAAAGGCAGCTCTCGGCAAGGTTACTATGCGTCCCGTGAAGATAGAATACGGCGCAAGATTTTCCGACGAATTTATTTACGGCACAGATGAAAAGAAGCTTGAAGTTATCAAAGCATTTGCGGAGGGCGCAGCTGTGAAGTTTGCCCGTGCGGTGGATATTCTGGGATTTCACGGTGTGAACCCAAGAACAAAGTCCGTCGTTGCCGCTCTTGGAGACAACTATATCGACAAGGCTGTTTCGGACAATTCAGCGGCAATAGTATATACCGAAGCAGACCCTGAGAGCAATCTCGAGGACGCAGTTGCAAAGCTGGGCGACTACGAGTGTACAGGCTTCGCTTTCTCCCGTGATTTTGCTGCGGCAATGGCTAAGCTGAAAGTAAACGGAGTTAAGCAGTATCCTGAATTTGCTCTTGGTGCAAATCCCGGAAGTCTGAACGGTACGACCTGCGACGTAAATTCCACTGTCAGCTTTAATGACAGCAATGACCGCGCTATCATAGGCGACTTTAACAAGGCATTCAAGTGGGGTTATGCAAAAACTCTGCCGCTGGAGGTCATCAAGTACGGCGACCCCGATAACAGCGGACGTGATCTTGCGGGACACAATGAAGTGTATCTCCGTACAGAGGCTTATATCGGATTTGCTATCCTTGACCCGAAAGCCTTTGCGGCAGTACAGACAAACACAACAGCGGTATCGGAAAAGTAGTCTGATAAGTAAGGAGGCGTCTCATGAATAACTATGCTTATGTTGCTGACATCTCAGATTTCGGACGTCCTCTTACTGCCCAGGAGCAGGACATAGCGGAAAATTTTATTTCCGCAGCCTGTGCCAAACTGAGAACAATAGCTAGGCGCTACGGCGTTGACATTGACGCTCAGGTAACAGCAGACAGCGACTATGCCGCTGTTGTCAGAGAAACGATCGTAAAGTCTGTTATAAGAGCCTTAGACAGTGCGGCGGACACTTCTCCGCCTGCTGTACAGGCTTCTCAGGCGGCTATGGGATATTCAGTGTCAATGACCTATCTCAACAGCGGACAGAGCCTTTACTTTCTGAAAAACGAACTGAAAGATCTTGGCATACTACGCCAGAGGTGGGGCGCATTGGAGGTGTACGGCGGCAATGAAAACTGTAATTAGGGGAACTCCCGTCAAACTGCATATCAGAACGCAGAACGGCACTGACGGCTTCGGACGTCCGATATATGCAGACGAAACGGTTACTGTTGACAATGTGCTTATCGGCTCTCCGTCAGCGGAAGACGTCATAAACGAAATGAACCTTTCGGGCAAGCGTATAGCCTACACGCTGGGCATACCCAAAGGCGATACTCATAACTGGGAAAATGCCGAAGTCGATTTTTTCGGAATGAAGTTCAGAACGATCGGCTTTCCCGCTCAGGGTATCGAGGAGAATATTCCCCTCGACTGGAACAAGAAAGTACAGGTGGAACGCTATGGCTAAGACAGTAATAAAGCTCAGTAAAGAGGGCGTAAGGCAAATGTTGAGATCCGACGAGGCCCAAGCAGTATGCCGTGAATTTGCTCAGAAAGCGGCGGCAAAGCTGGGCGACGGTTACGAGGTATCCACTTATAAGGGTGAAAAACGTGTGAATGCAAGCATTAAAGCCGTTTCATACAAGGCTCGAAAGGAAACCAAGCAGAACAACACGATACTAAAGGCGGTGTGCGGAAAATGATAGAAAAATTTCTGTACGACTATTTAAACCGAGTTCTGAAAGTTCCCGCGTATATGGAAGAACCCGAAAATCCTCCCGAAAAGTACGTCCTTATTGAAAAGATAGGTTCGTCGGAGGATAACTACATATCGTCGGCGGTGATAGCTGTGCAGTCCTACGGCATATCGCTTTACGAAACTGCACTTCTTAACGAGGACGTTAAAAAAGCAATGCGGAAATCGGTGCAGTTCCCGCGTATAAGCAGATGTAAACTCAACAGCGATTACAACCATACAGATACGGAAACAAAGCGATACCGCTATCAGGCTGTATTCGATATAACATTCTATGAATAACAGGAGGAATTTTATTATGGCAAACAACGGAACAGGTTCAAACAATGCAAATAATGTTACCGCAGGCAAGCCTAAAGTAGGCGGAGCGGTATTCAGAGCGCCTAAAGGTACAGCGCTCCCTACAGACGCAGTCACCGACCTTGACGCGGCGTATAAATGTCTCGGCTACTGCTCTGAGGACGGGCTTTCCAATAACAGCGACCGATCGAGCGATAAAGTTTCCGCGTGGGGCGGCGACGTAGTCCTCAATATGCTCACAGCGGGCACGGACAGCTTTGAACTGACCCTTATCGAAACTCTCAGCAAGGAGGTCATCAAGGCTGTATACGGCTCAGAGAACGTGACAGGCGAGGGCAATGATATTGCAGTCGCAGTGAACGGCGGCTCAGATGAGGAGGCCGTTTATGTATTTGAGCTTATCCTCAAAGAGGGAGCACTCAAACGTATCGTTGTACCCTGCGCGACTATAACATCGCTGGGCGAGATAAAATACAGCGATACATCTGCGGTAGGATATGCTGTCACTCTGACAGCGGTAAATGACAGCAAGGGAAATTCACATTATGAATATATTCACCTCCCCGATTCTGAATAAAGGAGAACTGTGTTATGGCTAACGGAATAAACGGAAAAACGACCAGCGGATTTGAATTTTTCATTGACGAAAAGGCGCTCGACGACTGGGAAGTACTCGAGGCTTTGGTGGACATCGACAGCGGACATTTCGGCGCGGCAGTCCGTGTGCTTAAACTCCTGCTCGGCGAGAAACAGGTGAAAGAGCTTAAAGAGCATTGCAGGGATAAGCAAACAGGCAGAGTTCCCCGTGACGCTATGTTCAGCGAGCTCTCCGAGATACTTAAAGTAAAAAGTACCAAGAACAAAGACACTGAAAGTGAAAAGTTAAAAAACGCCTGACGGCTGTCTGTGGACTTG